TTTTCTACTACTGGAAATTCTTTTAACCTTTCTAGTAAGGTTTTTGCTCCAGCCTTTGCTGCTTTAGAATGCTGAGAGGCTTCTTTTTTTAAACCATCGTCACCTAGTACTTTTTCTAGTGACTCCTTAAGGTCTTGTAAATTCTTCTTTGCTTCCTTATTGTCCATTACGCAACTCCTTCAGTACTTTTACAATAGACAATACCATAAATACTAAAGTTGCGGCACCGACTAGTATACTTAAAACTAAATGTACATTCTGCAATCCTGTTGTAGCAAAGAACCCTGAAACTCCAATTGATGATCTATATATTATATCTTCCATATTAAAAATCCTCAAAACTTGGGAATGTTACATTGGTAACAATAGAAGACTTTTCATCTTCTGTTAGTTCGTATTCGTTTACTAGTAAAGCATATTTGTTATCAACAGTTACTTGTGGGTAAGTGTGATAACGAGTACCCCTACCAACTCTGTGATGTGAATAATTCATCCTAATACCCTCTATCTCTGCTCTTGCAATAGCATCAGTTTCGTTATCGTATACTAAGTAATTAAGTGTTTCTTCGCTCATAATTATGAAAGTGTTATGTTATAATAGTTTGCTAAGTTTTCTTCTATATTAGCTCTATCGTTTGCTTTTCCAGAATCAAACACAATAATTTCAGATACTGTACCACCATACACCAAAATACCTGGCATAAAAGCTCCTATTACTCCTGCAGCGGAGGGCTGGATATCTACTGTACTTCTTGTCATGATATTTGAACCATCAGCAAAAGCTTTAAAGTTACTACCTTCAGTTAAAGCAGAATATAAAATATTTTCATTTAGATTTGGATTGTGGGTTATTGGAGGTCTGTTGTTTAAAACACCATCATAACTAAAATTTGTACCACCAGCATCAATATTTATTCCAAATGATTCTAGAATAAATAAAGGGGGACTCGGAAAAACAGGATTAAGTGTTAAAATACCTTGTGTAGCAGTACCGCTTTGGATAAGGTGAACAACCATAAAAAAGGACACTGAATTTAAATTATTAAATATACCTAATGGTGTACTTAATGTTAAATTAGTATTATTCGTTCCAAATGATATAGTAGGCTGATTATTCTTTTTTACAACTACACCACCATCAACTATTTTAGGTTGTGAACTATTCGATGTTTGAGTAGCATGATTACTATTACCACTTTGATCGTACCAAATACTAACAAAGCCAGAAGAATTAACAGATACAAATGAAGAAAATGTAGGTGTGTTACTAGCTGAACCCTCCCCATCTGGGTGTACTGACCAACTAGTCACATCCCAAGGATGATTTTGACCTGTATCATCAGATATATAATATCCATCACCACCGTTGTCTATTTCCCATTTACCATCACTTCTGTATTGAATTTTAATTTCTTGATCTGATGAATTTCTCCATTTAGGTTTTAAATTAGAATATCCAACAACAGTATAAGTATCGTTAAACTCTGATTCAATACCACTTAATGTAAATTGAGTAATCTTTAGTGTACTATTTACCCAATCTTCTAATGCACCACTTTGTACTTGATTAGCTGAAAAATCTTCTTCTTCTTCATCTGAATCTCTACGAACTCTTACAACTGGACCATTCATTGCACCAATGTCTCGTAATGAGTAACCTGCCGTAGCATCAGAATAAGTTTTTAATAAAAGTGGAATATCTATTACACCATCAACACGTTGCACTACTGATTTTATAACAGGTTGTATAATTGTATTTATTAAAGGCATTATGTAATTAAGTCTCCATTATTATTATAAAATTGTATAAAAGGACTATAGAACTGTATTGACCCTGATGGTGGGTTTGGATCTGGTGGAGTTTCATGTAAGTATGAATGATTCTCCGCAAAGAATAGTCCTAATCCTATAGCATTGTAACTACTACTAACGCTTCCTGTTGCAGTTACTAATTTAAAATCTCCAAATTCTTCTGCATCTTTATAAGTAATACCTTCAACATCTACTGCACTTGCACCAGGCAAGTTAGGCATAACTTCATATATATTAGTTGTTGGGTTAACAACTGGTCTTAATCCTGACCAATTAAAAGGAGTTTGACTTGTAGGGATAACACCTGTTCTTAATGACAAATTATGCGATGCTCTTTTTATAGCTATGCAATTTATATGAGAATCGGTTTGAGATACAGGTGAATGGTCGTGATTAACATATATACCACCAAAATTTAAATCTCTTAATTTGTCATTAGGTAGACATCTAACCAAAGCTCCAAATGTATAACTAGCGGCATTGGATGGGAGTTGGACTTGTTGCATCAATTCGTATTTTGCCCAACAGTCTGAATCTCCCCAAGTTGTAGTCTCATTAACAGTTTTATTAGACGATGTAAAAGATGTTATACCAGGATAAGTTGCTTCTGTTCTATCAGGGTTTCTATTTCTATCAATCAAGCTTGCACCAACTCCATACATTTTAAAAACTCTACCACCAGAATATTTAATATTAGCTATTTGATAACCGCCAATTTCTTCACCGCTAAATTTAGCAGAATCTATATAAGGTCTATAATTAGAAAGCCAACCATAACCAAAGAAAGACTGATAGGTTATTGTATTAGTTGTAAGAGGAGAACAAAAACCCCATTTCCCTGCAGGCAATAAACCATTTGATTCCCCAGTAGTTCCATTCCATTGATGACCGATTGGATAATTAACATCTGCATCGAATAAAGGATTAGTAACAGCATTTGTATCAACAGCAGCATGCAGTCTTGATAGACCGTCAACTTCCTTTACTGGTGATTCAACAACAGGTTGTAAAGCTGCACCTTTAAGTTGCATTAGACCTTGACTAAGTTTGCTTTGACTCCTGTAGAACCAATACTAGTTGCATCAAACTTAACTAAAGCATTACTAGGCAGTATTATAACTGCATTGTAATCATCAGTAATTGATAGGTCAGAACCTATAGATGTTGTAAGTGGTGAGTAGTTTGTTCCGTCAACACTAACCAATACTTTTACATTGCCACCAGCATCAATAGTTCCGTTGACATCTAAAAAGTACTGACCACCACCGTTGTCTGCAATCTCTACAGTTTTGTCTTCTGAATTAATAAGTGTTATCATATGTTCTTCTATATATTATCTTTGTGAATCGTCAAGCAACCATTGCTCAATCTCGTTTAAATACTCTAAAACATAATGCCCAGTGTATGTGTGGAACCATTGTGGTGGACCGTATATGTTTTCTCCTGTCAAATCCTGTACTTTCTTATATGCTCCTGTAAGGTCAGCCGTACCAATCTCACCCATTAGCCCAAACAGTGTTGATGGTAATGGAGCAGCTGCTTCAGTAACACCGAAGTCATACATATCTAAGGGTATCTCTAAAATACCAAGCAATCCAGACTGTTGAACAACTCTAGAAAACTCTCTTGAGTTCATGTCTACTAGATTGATTGGTTCTTTACCTTTAGCCAAGTCTTTTAAAACTGTAGATATATATGCAAATGCTATACTTCCTGCTACAAATGATATAAAGTGTGCCGTCTTATACAACATTACATCGTCCACAGCTCTTGAATCACTTATACTATTCTTCATTCTGTAATATATGTTCTGTGACATACCTAACATAAATGATGCGTATTGAGTTAACAATCTTGAAGCAGAGCCAATCGGTGTGCCTGCACGAGTACCAAAAACTGTTGATACCTGTGTACCTGCGTCTGGTCTGAATACACCTTGACGAATATACTTAGTAACGTATCTATCAAATTTCTTTCTAGCTGACGGTGACAATGAATCTATATCTAAACGATCCACTCCATCAGGTGTTTTTGTCTGTTTTGTTAGTTGTTTTACTTCAGACTTAGTAAACCCAAATTCTATAAGTTTCTGAGTCATAACACCATTAGGGTCATCAAGTGCATCTGAAATAAACCTAGTTAAGATATCAACAAACATCTCTTCAGACGTAGTGGTTAAAGCATTAAGACCATTTAACTTAAACATTAGTTGGTTTAACTTAGCTTCAAATGTACTTCCTTTTTCTGGTGATAAGTCTGTTATTCTTTGAGCTACGCTATTATTAAGAACATCAAATGTAGCACTAAGTTTTAAGAAGTATGACTTCATACCTTGCTTATCACGACCAAACCTTCTAGCTGTACCTTGACCATAAGCTACTAAGAAGTCAT